CGTTCATCTGCTGTAGCGGCGACAGCTTCTGCACCATTTCCTGCCATTGCTTGCCGCCAGGCGTCGGCACGAAAGCCGGCCCGCCCGTGACCGGATTCGTGCCGATCGACATGCCATCGGGCAATGGCTGCATTCCCGTATTCTTGGCCAGGATGTTATATTTCTGGTCTTTCAAGAATTGATCTACCTGGTTGGTGTTGCCGGTTTGCGGATTGACCCCGAAAACCTGATCCATCAACTGTTGCGTATTCTTGTTGGCAATGTCGAGCTTGCCTTGCTCCAGCCGCAACGCCTCGTCGGTCGTCATCGAAATCCGGCTCTTCTGCAACGCATCTTCAAAGGTCGTCATGCCTTTCTGGTAAGTATTGGCAACCGCCATCCGTCCGAGCTGCAATGTGTTTTCAAGTTGCGTCTGCTTTTGTTGCAACGCCGCCGCCGCCGCCTGTTGCTGCAATTGCAACTGCCCGCCATAGGTCTGCTGTTCGCGCCCGTAGGCGCCGCTGATCGCCGTCTGCAACCAGTTGCCGCCTTGCGCCGCCATATTGCCTGGCCCGCCCTGCGTCAGCGCCCACAGGCCGCCCTGGCTCATGCGGTCATAGGGATGGGTCATTGCCGTCTGCCATTCCGGCGTCTTGACCAGCCCTTGCGCGAATTGCCCCTGCTGCTGCTGCTGCTGCTGCCGCAACCATTGTTCATCCGACATCTGCCCGCGCCGGCCGAAATAACCCTTCGGCCCTTCGAGGATCATTTGCAGGATGGATACAGGCGGCAATTCCGATTTGCCGATCAGTGGCTCAGGCATCGTTTTTCACCACAGGTTGAATCCGAATTGGCTTGCACGGTTGTTGGATTGCTGGTTCGCCCAATTCTGTTGCTCGCTCATCGCCTGGCTACGATTGAGCACGGTTGGCCCGCCCAGGATCCCGGCCAGGCTCGACAGCGGCGCCCACGCCGATTGAAACGGCTGCATTCCCAAATTGTAGACACCCGCCGCCATGCCTGGCAGTTGCGCCGCCGCGTTGCCGGCCATGTCATAGGCATGGCTGAAAAAATCCGTCGCGCCCGACGAAATCGCCCGCGCCGCATCGCCGGCCGCAACCCCGCGCGCCAGCGCATCGCGGCTGCCGCCGATATTGCCGCCGAGTCCCGCCGCGCTGTTCAGCCCCGGCATGATCGTCCGGTTGAACTCGGTCCCTACCGTGTCGGCCAGGTCCGCCGTCTGGCGCCTGGCAAGGGCCGAATTCGGATTGGCGAACTGCCGCATCTGGTCCAGGCCATATTGCGCGGCCGGCTGCACCTTGCCGCCCATTGCCCTGGCGGCGGCCGGCACCTGGCCTTGCTGCTGGTTGGCCAGGTTCGCCGCCTGGCCAAACATGCCGGCCATCGGCCCGGCTTGCGCGCCCCATATGTTTTGCATCGATTGCGCGAGCGAGGTGTTGTAGCCATAGCTTGCGCCGCTCGAACTGCCCGAGCTACTGCCACCTGATAGGCCCATGGTCAAAGCACCTTTGCCGGTTGGTGATCCATCCCCCGTTCATTTCGATTCCAAGCGAGCGGACCATGCGCCGCCAGCCCTTGCGCCCGCCGATAAACAGCCGCTGTTCGCCCTGAAAATCCGCCGAATCGGCATACAGTTCCGACAGCTTGAAACAGGTCGCCACCACGCACGGCAACACTTCGAACAAATTGCCGCGCTCTTTGTCGCTGGTGTCGCGATCAAAGAAGATGAATTGCGTATAAGGCCCCTTTTCGTCCTGCATCAGCTCAACGCCGAATTGCGCCGAAACGCACAATTCGCCATCCTTGTCGACTTCCAGCAGCCGGATGCACAGGATATGTCCCATGCGCACCAGGCGAAAAAATTCGACCATGCCTAGCGCGCGATCGCCGCTTCCCCAGTAAGAGCGCCAGAAGGAGCGCATTAGCCATGACGGCATGTCAGGCCCCATCACCTCGCACCCAACCCTAGAGCTTATGCCATGCGTTATCTGATCGATATTCATAGCAACCCTCGCTTGGTCCTACGATCGCCGCCGCGAAAAAGCACACCATGCCGGCGAACGGCTTTGCCGGCGCCGTTTTCAACACGTCCAGGCTCAGAAACTCCGATCGGCCGGCGCGGATTGCCTGCGAAATCCGGCCATATTCGCGCACATTCCATTGCCTGAGCTCCGTCTCGCCGCCCGATTGTGGTGGCGGCGACGGCCCATAGAAATTGCCGCGCGCGTCTACCACGGTGTAAATCCTTCATTTATCACCATCGGCCTGACTTCCGCATTGCCGGCACTACGCTGGCCAGCTTCCACGGCGCGCCGGCCTGGCTCGAGATCATCAACGCCAGCAGCCGCCCGTCCGCAAAGAAATCGATCTGATCGTCAATGCCGATCACGTAGGGCAATTGGTCGGTCAAGTCATAGGCCGAATTGTCGTCGGCCTGGCTGCCAAACTGGAAGTAGACGACATCGCCCTTGTTGCCCTTGAGACGCGGCATCATGCCGGAAATCGTCTTGCGGTAGTCCAGGTCGCCGGCGTCGATTCCGCCGCGCCAGGCAAAAGCCACCATCGGCCCGCCGAGCTGCTGGTTGGATCCACCTTGCACGATCAGCCCTTGCGTGTTGCCGGCAAAGACAATGCGTTGCGGCTGGTAGCCGCTACCGCCCTGGTTCCAGCTCACCGTTTCCGTATCCCAGGTGCCTACCGCCAGGTCCCAGCTTTCCGACACGATCGAAGTCACGCCAAGATCGGCACCATAGACGGACGGCAAGTCGCGGATCCCCGGCCGCAAGGTCGCCGTTTCCACCATGACCGCCTCCGTGCACGCCTTGTTGGTGCCGACAGGATAGGCGATGCACACTTGCCCGTTGTCGTCGTCGCGATAGGCAAAGACGCTCGACGGGTATTCATAGTTTATTTGCGCCTTCACATAGTCTTGCATGATCCCGTAGAGAATATTTACAATAGATGTCATGTCATGGCGCACAAATTCGGCCGTGCCGGTCAGCATATAGATCAGATTGCCCTGTTCTATCCACGCGCCCGTGGCAAACAGGCCGGTTGACGGGAAAACGTCGCGGCCATCGAACACGTATTGTCCGCCGACATACTGCAACACGCCCATGAAATCCTGCTTGGCCACAAGCAACTGATCACGCACCGAAAGCATGTCGATGATCGGCCCGCCAGGCTTGGCGAAATTATAGTCGCCGGCATCGTTGGTCGGCGATGGATGCCAGTAGGTCGGCACCGTGCCAGGCGCCGCCGAGCTGGACCACGACACCTGTCCTTGCAGCAAGCCGGCGCCCGAATCGATGTTGCCGGCCATCAGGAAATTCTTGTGCGCGCGCATCACCCGGCAGCTCCAGCCGGCCGGCCAGTCGGGCAACGGCGTCATGATGTGCGAGGGATCCCCATCCCACCAATACGGCCCGCGTTCGGGATGGTTGACAAACGGCAACGTGTTGAGGTCGCCGACCGTATAGACAAAATTCTTGCTGGCGATCGCGCCCCAGCCGGCCGGCGTGATGTTGTAATGCTGCACGCCATTGGTCACGGCAACGCCATCGTCGCCGCCATAGATCCACCATTGCTGAACGCCGGTATCGACGTAATGAACGAATTGCGCCTGTTTGATCGTCGGCGCCGCAAACAGCGCCTCGCCGGGTATGCGCACCGTCTCGCCGGCAACAAACATCACGTTGCGGCCATCGGTCCAGAAATCTTCCGGCGCATCGCCAGGCACCGCATCCTTGTTGATGCCGGTCAGTTTGACTTCGCCTTTTTTCGGCCTGGTCATGTGCTGCTCGCATTCCCGGTTTTTCTCTGCCTGTAATGCGCCAGGCAATCCTGCCGGCGCCGCGCCCTCACTTCCGGCGAACACTTTTCCCAGATGGCCGCACAGTCGTCGCGATCGAGCCGCTGCTCGCACCAGGCGCAGATGTAGCGCGACAGATAGCGCCTTTCTTTTCTCGTGGGGTCAGTCATTGGGCGCCCCGCGATGCTGCGGCGTGCAGCGTTCAATCAGGCTGGTGACGATTTCGGCGCGGTCATGTCCCGTCGCCGTATCGCGAAAATAGGTGATCGCCGACAGCGTGATCGCCAGCACCACAACCGCCAGGCACAACGGATTGCCCTTCAGCGCGTCGATCGTGCTTACCGCCACCTTGCCGGTTTCTTCCGGTATGCTCATGACGCTTGTTGCTCCCTTGGGCGCTCCTCGCGCGGGAACATCCCCCACTGCTTCGGATCACCCAGCCGGTCGATCGCTTGCGGCCGGCCGGCGTAATCAACCCACGTCTCGCCGCGATGGTCCGACACGATCACCCAGGTCTGCGTCTTGTCGATCCACACCGCCGCCTCGCCGTCCTCGACATAGGGCGGCTCGACCAGCGTCGAATGCGGCGGCAATTCGTACACCTGGCGCCCGTCCGCATAGGTAGACGGCGCCACGCGAACGGCGCCGACATAGGCGCAAAACTTGCGATCGTAGCGGTAACAGGTCAGGTTCACGTTTCGCCCCCAGGCGGCGGAATGAACTCGCCGTTTTCGTAGGTGTAGCCTGGCCCCGCCTTGCTGTCGGGATCCTCGACCATCGTGTAACCGGCAGGCGGTTGCCAGGTCGCCTCGTCGCCATCCCATTCGATGACATTGGCGACATAGTGAAACTGGCTATGAACCATCGCATAGCGTGCCATCTAGAAATACTCCCTGAGAATGATGCAGCCCGCGCCGCCGACAGCGCCATTTGCCACCGCCTGGCTTGGTCCGTTCAATCCGCCCACGGCACCGCCACCAGGGAAGGCGCCGGCCAGGCCGTTAATTCCTGTCGCGGCCGTGTTGCCGGCCTTGTGTGGCGTCAGGACCGTGCCGCCGCCATCGCCGCCAATAGCTGATGTCGTGCCGTGAACGCAGCGCAAGCCGAATCCGCCCAGGCCGCCCGACAGATTGAGATCACCGCCAGTTGCAGAACCGCCTAACCCCCGGCTGCTGGCGGCATAGGTCGTCCCTACCCCGGTCCCCGTGCTGGCTCCACCACCGCCTCCACCTGTCAGGCCGGAAAAGGTGGACGTGCCGCCCGCCGCTCCAGGCGACGCGGCGCCGGCTGCGCCGATGACATAGGCTTCGGTAGCGCCGATCGCCGCCGCCGCATAGAGCTTGTTGACAGTGCCGCCGCCGCCGCCACCACCACCCGCCGCCGATTGCCCCGCCGCCGTAGCCGGCGCGCCGGTAGAACCGCCGCCGCCGCCAATCACCGTCACATCCAGAAATTTCAGGCCGGCCGGCTTGGTATAGGTGCCTGACGTCGTTAGAACTGTTTGTGTCACCTTGACCAGCGCCCCGCCATCGGTCGATTGCAACACCGACTTGATCAGCCTGATATGGTCGTCGCCTTCGCTCCTGGGATCAGTGCCAAGCGGCCAGAGCTTGTTCAATTCGGAAATTTTCGTTGCGGCTTCCACGGCCATGTCAGTTCCTCACTTGCCCGTAAGGTGTGCGCGGCGCAGCACCGGCCGTCAGCGTGGCCATCACATAGTTGGCATTGGCCTGGCCGATCGCGCCGTCAAATGCCGCCTGGTGGCTTTGTTGCGCGTCAAAATCCTGGATGAGCCCCGTAGCGTGCTTCAGAAGCCCGTAGAGCAGCACCGGAGAATAGAGGCTGGACAGGTCGTTTTGCGCGCCATCGCCCACCAGCGCGCCAATCCTGGTCGAATACACCAGGCTCAAAGGCCCGATCGAATTGGCAAACAATTGCTTGCCCGACACCGCGAAATAGCCAGTCATGGCGCCACGCGCCAACAGCCCCTGGATGTCGGTCGATTCCAACTCGCGCCCGCCGAAAAACACCGCCCGCGGCTTGGCGAAATCGGCCGGCGTCGGTCCCGCATAGAAGCCGGCCAGGCTCGATGCCGACATGGTGATCGACGCCGCGCCCTCGTTTTCCTGGACCACAAGCTGTTGATTGATGTCGTCCAGCGCCAGCGGCTGCAAGCCGTCCCAGTCTATGTCCTTGCGGTGCACGAATTTCGCCGCAAGCGCCTTCACCTGTCCCCAATTCATTGGCGTGTCCTTGATCCAGGTTGCAGACAATCAATACGAATCGAGTCATGAACAGCCGTCGCGCCTGGTCTTCACGTCC